TGGCCAAGGGCATGGGCATGGGTGACGAGAAAGTCCCGTTCATTATCGGTGACACCGACAACTTTGAAGAGAGCGGTGAAGCGGCGAAGATCGAACTGGACAACATGGTCACGGTTGTCTACAAGATGTACAAAAAGAACGGCACGGTACACTTCGATGTGGGTACTCGCTGGGTGACTATCACCGAGGAAGTGGACACCGGGCTTTCTATCTATCCTATCGCTCATCTGAACTGGGAAGAGAAAGAGGGTTCTGCCCGTGGTGAGGGTGAAGTCAGATATCTCATTCCTAACCAGATCGAGGTCAACCGCACCGAAGTCCGGCGTGTGCTGACGGTCAAGTATCAGGCGTATCCGCAGAAGGTTGCCGATGTGAGCAAGATTGCCAATCCTGCGGCTTTGAATACTGTGGGCGGTGTTATCAAGACCAACGGTGCGCCTGTGGATGATGTGCATAAGATTGTGGGTACGATTCCCCCGGCGCAGATGTCCCCGGATGTGGTGCAGTTGCAGGAAGACTTGATTCAGATGACCCGTGACCTTGCAGGCGCAGGCGATACGGCTACTGGCCAGGTCAACCCGGAGAGTGCATCTGGCCGTGCCATTCTGGCTGTTCAGCAGGCTTCCCAAGCCCCCATGACGGAGCAGAAGGAGTCCTACAAGAACTTCATCGAGGACTTGGCGAGAATCTGGCTTGAGTATCTTATCGTCTACTCCGTGGACGGCGTGAACTTGGAAGAGGTGGACACCGACCCCACCACCGGGGAAGAGGTTGTTCAGCTTGTCAATGTTCCGCAGAGTGTGCTTGAGCAGTTGCAGGCCAGCGTGAAGATCGACATCACTCCCAAGGGAGTTTACGACAAGTTTGCACAGGAGCAGACCATCGAGAACCTTCTGCTTCAGGGATTCTTCTCTGCCCAGCGAGTGAGCGAACTGGATGTCTACGAAAAGGTGTTGCCGGATGACTCCGTTGCTCCCAAGATGCTGATTCGTGAAGCCATCGAGTATATGAAGGAACAGCAGCAGAAGATTGCCATGATTGAAGCGCAGGCGCAGATGATGCAGCAGAGAGCGGCGCAGTTCCTCATGGAAGACCCTGATGCACAGGCACAGCAAGTTGCCGATGCCCGGATGCAGTTGGAAGCCGAGGGAGAGGAAATCCCCGGCGAGGAAGAGTACGAAGAGCAGGAAGCGGAACTGGACGAGGAAACCGCTGAAGCTGAAGCAGAAACCGATGAATGATAAATGAGCAACTACCGGGGATTCCTCGGCAGTTGCTTTTTTATTGCCCAGACAGGGATGGCGTTAAAAGCACATGGAATTTGTGGGAACAAGCCACGATTAAAAAGTAGGAAGGAGATTCGCATGAGCGAGAATGAAATCCTTGTGGCCGAGCAGGCCGCTGAAAATGTGGAGCAGACCACAGAAGAAACCGTTGCCCCCAAGATGTATTCGCAGGAAGAAGTGGATGCCATCGTGGGCAAGCGCATTGCCAGAACCAAGGCCAAGATCGAGAAGGACTACCAGCGCAAGTATGGCGATTTGGAAGAAGTTCTCAAGGCCGGAACTGGCAAAGAGAGTGTGGAAGAGATGACCGATACCTTCCAGAAGTTCTACGCTGCGAAGGGTATCAATATTCCGCAGAAGCCCACCTACTCCGCAAAGGATATTGAGGTTCTTGCAAGAGCAGAAGCCGATGAGATTATCCGCTCCGGGTATGAGGATGTGGTCGAAGAGGTTGACCGCTTGACGGAGATTGGTGCTGCCAACATGACCGCCAGAGAGAAAGCGGTGTTCAAGGTGCTGGCCGAGCATCGACAGAACGCAGAGAGAAGCAAGGAACTGTCCAAGCTGGGTGTGACCGAAGATGTGTTCACCAGTAAGGAGTTCAAGGACTTCGCAAGCAAGTTTAATCCTTCCACGCCCATCACGGATGTCTATGACATCTACGCCAAGATGAAACCCAAGAAAGAAATCAAAACAATGGGAAGCATGAAGAACAGCACTTCCGAAGACGGCACAGTCAAGGACTTCTATACGAGAGATGAAGCCCTTCAGTTTACGAAGAAGGACTTCGACAAGAACCCTGACCTATTCAAAGCCGTACAGGCATCTATGCTGAAATGGTAATGCTTCCTGCCTACATGAAAGGAAGGAATTAAAATGGCCGTTACTAACTTTATTCAGTCTATTTGGAGCAAGAAGATTCAGGACGATCTGGAACTGAAGTGCAAGCTGGTGGACAACTGCCTGCGGGACTATGAGGGCGATTGCAAGTATGCTCAGTCCGTCAAGATTCTGGGCGTGGGTGAGCCTACCATTCGTGCCTACACCAACTCCACTCCCATCACCGTGGAAGAGATGTCTGATAAGGGTCAGATGCTGACCATCGATCAGGCTAACTACTTCGCTTTCTATGTCGATGACATCAACAAGGCGCAGTCTGTTCCCGGTCTGGCCGAGCGTTATCAGGAGAAGGCCGTGCATGGTCTGGCTACTGCCCGTGACACCTATGTTGCCACTCTGATTCAGGGTGCTACCAACAAGACCACCGTGACTATGGATGCCGAGGGCTTCAAGAAGGGCATTGATGATGCCATCGTGGCTCTGCGTGAGCGCAACTTCGATGAAGAGGGTGTCATCGAGGTCACTCCTGCTGGCTACAATCTGTTCAAGAACCATCTGATCACTCTGTCCACCAACAACCCCGAGTACATCAAGAAGGGCATCGTTGGCGTGTATGACGGCTTTGAGGTCATCATGTCCAACAACCTGAAGACTCCCGGCGATGTTCGTGGCAAGAAGGCCATTGCCTTTGCTGGCCAGATCAATGAGGTCGAGGCTATGCGCTCCGAGCAGTACTTCAAGGATCTTGTTCGTGGTCTGGACACCTTTGGTGCTAAGGTCATTGACGAGAACCGCATTCAGGTGCTGACCGAGGGCTAAAAAGGCGTTTAACTGCCCCATGCGTGGGGGATGCATAGCGCATAGCATAACGCCTTGGGGGGAGTAGTATTCGGTTACTGCTCCCCCCTTTTTGTGAATATAGAGTCATCTATACTGACAAAAGGAAGGGGGCGAAAGAATGATTCCAGATAAAGTGTTTATCCGAAAGCCGAGCATTGACCGATATCCCGGCATCCGTGTGACCAAGGACACGGAGTTCACATTTGAGAGCGAGGACAAGAGCGTGAAGCAGACTCTTAGTGACCTTGTGCTTCATTCCGTGACCAATGTGAAGGGCGATAGCTATGAGAGCGTGTACGACACGACCATCTATTTGAAAGAGGGCGATGTGCTTATCTTTGACGGAGATAATCGTGGCTATGTCATGCCTGTAGAGTCCTTCGTAAGTATCGCAGATGCAATCGAAGACCTGAAGAATATCAAGGATTTGGGGTGAGAATATGTTTCTTGTAAATGACGATTTATCCATCTATGCGACCAGAGGTGACATCGTTTGCCTGAATGTGTCGGCCATTGATGACCGCACGGGAGAACCGTATGAGTTCCAGCCCGGTGACATCTTGCAGATGAAGGTGTATGTCAAGAAGGATGCCGAGAATGTGGTGTTGCAGAAGGACTTCCCTGTGCCTGCCAAGACCAACACCGTGGGCGTGTTTCTGACCGAGCAGGACACCAAGTTCGGCGATGTCATCAGCAAGCCCACCGACTACTGGTATGAGGTGACTCTGAATCCCTATACCAACCCGCAGACCTTCATCGGATATGACGAGGACGGTGCGAAAATCTTCAAGCTGTTCCCGGAAGGAAACGATGTGGAAGAGGACGAGCCTGTCGAGCCGGAAGACATCCCTGTGGTGGACGAAGACCTTAGTCTTGTGTCTTCCCGGCCTGTTGAGAACAGAGCCATTGCCCGGGCAATTACTCTGCTGAAGAACGACCTGACGATGGTAGACGAGCGGCTGACCGGGAAAATCAAAGAGGTCACAAAGAGTGACAAGGAACTGACCGAGCGGTTCGACAATCTGATTGCGATG